ACAAGGAATCAGCCTCACCCATTTTTTCCAGTTTTTCCCTGGACATACCACGAGCAACTTCATAAGTTCCAGCAGATGAATCGTTAAGTAGAGCAGGGTTGTTACCCTCTGAATCACCACCAACACCAGCACCTGTTCTAGGTGTGTATGCTCCTGCTGTGTCTCCATCGTCACCAGCAGAGAATCCTGTATCTGGTTCGTTGAATAGTGCTTCTTCGCCAGTCTGTGTCTCGTAGCGAGAACGCATGGCAAAGATAAGTCCTGTAGGACCACTCATTGGTTGTACGCCACATACGTCATATGCCATAAGGTTAGGCATAGCACGACGAACGAGGCTAATTAGGACAGGATCGAAACCTGCCAAGCCAGCTGTATTGGAATTACCCAATGCAGATCCAGCGGGAGATACAGTACCAGCGCCTAATGCGTTGACTGCTACCTCATTGAGCATTCCCCGTTCTTCACGGATGAAACGCTCTTGGTTTTCCAAGAGTACTGCGGTTACTGCTTTCTTGTAGCGATCTCCTTTAAGTTCAGGAGCTCCCTCATGATTGAGAACAGGTGCCCACTTCTCTTGGAGTTTTTCTGCGTTAAACATTTTTTTAAACTCTAAAAATTAGTGTGTTATAATATTATATTACTGCCAGCGTTCGATGGCCTGCATGTAAGATGCCATTGCTGGACCTACATCGCCTTGACCTTCTACTGGTGTCTCGTCAGTTGCTTCTACTGCTTTAACAGCAGGTGCATCTGGGAAGTATGACTCACGAAGAGTCTTGACTGCCTCAGCGAATTTCTCCTCTGATTCAAATCCTACCCCCTCTGCTAGTTTAGCAAGTTTGTCTTTCTGTGTATCTGCTAGTCCTTCTGAAATTGTATTCAGAACAACTGTACGTGCAGATTCATCAAGACGATTATTAAGTCCCACATTGCGCTCAATCTGTTCATTAAGGCGCTCTTCCATTTTACGAAGATCTTCTGTCAAACCCTCGACGACTTCAATTTTATCGTCGGGGATATTAATATAATGCTCGTTAAAGAGATTCTTAAGACCGGCAATAAAATCTTCTGTGATTTCATTGCGAATACCGCGGTCAATAGCAATCTGGTTCTCTTCTAACCAGGTCTGAACGGCATACTTACATGTACCGTTTACTTCTTCTGCAAGCTTAGCCTTAATTTCCACTGACTTAGCTTCCAGTTGTATTTTGAACTGCTCTTCAAGTTTAGTCCACTCTTCATTGAGTTTAGACTTAACAGCAGCCTCAAAAATTGTTGTTGCTTTTTCTTTGAACTCCTCAGAGAGTTCAGTTCCTTCTGTCAATGCTGCAACATCAGCAGACATATCAACTTCCTCAAAGGAAGGCTTGATCGGATAAGTTACAGTAGGACCAGTAGATGTTCCATGTGTAATGTCAGCGCCAAACTTAGGATTAGAACCGGCAGGCTCATCTTTACCAGTACCTCGCTGTTGGGGATCACCAGCGACTTGTGATACAGGTGCAGATGCTTTAGCACCGGGATTATCTTCACCAGACTCATTACCATCAGGACGAGGACCACCGTTATCAGTAATCGATTGACCCGCTTGGGCAACATCGGTACTCAGGTCAGCAGCATGACCAGTGCGCCCTTCGGCACTACCGCCATTTTGATTCACAGCACCTGAGGTTTGGCTGTTGGCGTGATAAGAACCACCACCAGGAATAACAGCAGCAGCAACGGATCCCATGGGATCTTGACCAAGAGTTTCGGCAAGTTCCTTATGTGATTCAGTTACAAACTCCTCAAACTTTTCGTTTAGCATATCTGACATTTGAGTTTCCCCTTAAAATTATTCTGATAATTATCTGTTTTTATTTATAAATCATAGAGTTGTTAGGAAGTGTTTAAAGACCTGTAAGGTCTTACCTTCCAATTCACTCTGTGATGCTTGACTAATAGTCTGATGATATTTAGCAACAGTAGTTTCTTTTAAAATACCATTGTTCCATACCCACTCTTTACCTTCCATGATTCCATTAACAAAAGCATCTGGAGCAGAAGGATCTGCAACTATATCTGCAGCAGTGGCAAGCATAAAGTCATCCATGACATAGGCAACACCCTCTTGCTTATCAAGAGTACCCATGCCTCTAGAAGAAACACCAAGTTTCACTCCTTCACCCAAAAGTGATTTAGCAATCTTGCCATTAGGAGTATCAAGGATATGTGCTTTACCGATAAAATTATTACCTTCTGCTTTTAAACTTACGATCCTGTGAGACACACGATCAAGGTTTACAGTAGGTCCATCGGGATGACCCAATTCACCCAGAGCACGACCTGGTTTGATATATTCTTCATTATAACGTTTCACTTCATTATCAAGAACTTTAAATGGGTATACCCTTCCGTTGCGGTTCTTCACTTCAGACTGAAGAAAGACACCCTCAATATAGAGTTTCTTTTCCCCATCTTTTTCTTCAGTGATTAACTCAACTGATTCAATGTTCTCGGTAATAAGTTTCATTCTTCGTTGGGTTGTTGTTGTGCTATAGGTTCATCAAAGTATGATGAAGATACAGTCTGTTTATATGTATCAATGACATCTGATGCTCTCGCAAAAAGAAAATCATTTATCTTGTCCATAGCTTCTGACCTTTTCTTGTCAGCAAGCAGATCAACAATATCAACCAATTCAGAATCTAATGGTGTTGTATCCATAATATTTACAAGTTATAAGAATTATTTAGTAGATGAAGTTGCTTTAGAATTTGACGTTGCCTTAATTTTCTGCATTTCCTTCTTATGAGCATCATCAGACTGCGCTTGACCACGTGCTGCTTGATCATCTTGCTGTTGTGCTTGAATCTCCGGAGCAAAGGCATCATTCTGACGATCCATCATATCAAAACTAGTAACATCAGCAGGGTTAAGTGCTACACCAGTATCAATATCAAACTTCATTTGCTTGTCCATTTCCTTGTACTCTTTGTCGTTCTGTTGTAGAACATGACGACGCAAATACTCTGTGGAGAAGTACTTACCAACAAATGGATCCATCTGTGTTACAAGATTAATTCTTGCCATCAGCAACTCTTGTTCCTTTAATTCATTAAAGTGATTATCAAAGAGGAAGTCATATTGAATATGCTCCTCCATATCATCCCAGTCTTCTGGAGCAATGATACCTTTAAGAATCAATTGAGTTTTTAGAATATCCTGGAATAGTGCAGAAAATCTCTTGCGGAGTCTGCCAATAAACTTGGTGAACTTAAGTTCATCTCGCAGTATTTCAGTAGTCTTGCCAAGATTAAAAGCTTTATTGTCATCTGTGAGTCTTGAAGGAGGAAGGTTAAGGGAGTTGTATAATTTTTTCCTAAAATACTCAACGTCTTTAAGTTCTCCAAGGTTCTGTCCTCCTGGTAGTGTTGAAATTTCTGTTCCTCTACCACCTTCTCTACGTGGCAACCAGAAATCCTCAAGCATACTCATATGCTTTTTATCATCTCTGATCTCACCAGTGTTAGCATCGTAAACTAACTTGTTACGATAACGAGCCATCACATCACGTAGATATTGTTCTGCTTTTACCTTTGGTAAATTACCAACATCGATGTAAAAGATCCTACGTTCAGGTGCCCTTGAAAGCCTGTATATAACTAAGGCGTCCTCAATCATTCGCAATTGGTTCAATGACTTAATCGACTTATGCATGAAGCTTAAGGTATACTTCTTATTCAGATCTGTTACACCTGAATTTGCAGTAGCAATTGAATCATATGCAATCTTAATTCCTTCTGCTGTTGAAAAATCAGAAGAAGAATTTTGAGGCATACTCATAGAACCAGAGAATCCTCGTGGTTTATAAATGTAATACTCTACGTAATTACCCCAATCATATTCTAAAGCAGTACCACGAACTAACTGCGGGTTAGATGTCTGAGAAGGATCTTTTATTTTTTGTCTTACTTTACGAATCTTGAGTGGATCAATATACCTTAACTCAAGAATACCCAATTTGGGGTTGTCTAAATCTATAACTTTATGATAATAAGTTCTTCCATCTACATACCAGCTTCTAATCATCTGGTGTGCGCCCTTATCAAAATTCAAAAGTTTTTTGATATGATCAAATTCATTACGAATTTTAGTTTTAATACCTGCACTAATGTTTAAATTTGATAGTTCTATTTCAACAGGACTATCATTGGCATCACTAACGACAAATTCATTAACAATTTCATCAATTGCTGTATCCACTTCTGGGTGAAGTGACATATCTCTGTATCTTTTAATGAGTTCATACTCATTTTGAGATACACCTTCAACGTCAACATAAGTACCAAAATAGCCACCTGCTACGGTGGCTACACTATCATCACTATTTGGGGGAATTGGAGATTGTCCTTTTGGTTCCCCCTGTTTATTAATTAGAAAACCAAACAGTTGACTCATAACAGTATGCTATCTATTGCTAGTACTATTTATATTGGATATCTACTCCTGTATACCACTGCCAAATGTTGGTCCATCAGTTACCGCCGAAGCAAGTCCTTGACCACCAACAGTTGGAGTAGAAGGAGATAACCAGTAGCTGTACTGGAATTCAACACTGAATTCTTCAATCTGATCATTGCTGTCATAAGCAAGATCAATCTGGGAAACATTAGTTGGGAAAGAATGAAGAAGATCATACTGACGTAAAACAGTTCCACTATCAGTGCCATCCTTACGCATCTGCTTCACAGAAACAGTTGCCATATAACCTTTATCAGCAGCACTAGTGCCGGATGATGGTTTGTAAAGAGGAGCAGTATTTGATTTGTGTGTATTCATTTTCTCCAACCATTCTTCAAAGAAGGAACGAATTAACATATCCTTATCATTGAAGAAGGTAGCAGTCCATGTATCGAAGGTACGATCACCTGCAATCTTAACTGTTCTTCCCCTAAAAGGAACTTCAATCACACCTAAATTTGATGCCGGAAGTGCAGTAGACTTACAAAGCAAGTTTACTATATTCTTATTTTCCTGACTTGTTAATGAAAGTGCTTCTGGAAAATTGACATCAACCACAAACATATTAGGCTTAACGCCTTCTTGGATGTGTGTTAGAAAAGTGTCAATTCTTGTAAGTGAGTCTGTCATGATTTCTCCTAATTAATTTCCTGGATTATTGTGTATATTTTTATCGTCCAACAACTTCACTAAACGAGACGCCAGTCTTCGTTGCGGTGAAAGTAACCGTAATGTAGTTGATAGAACGAGTTGGTTTGACGAATAGTTCGGCAACAAATTCGTTACGATCAATTACGTCAGGTGTGTTATTTGTATCATCACATACCACGAGGAAATCAGTTACGCCACGACGAGCCTGTACTTCAGATAAGTAAGAGTTTACTGCACTGGAGAAAGAGCTTCTAGTTGTCGCATCGTTTTGTTCAAATAGTACTGTCTTCGCAAGATTACCAACTCGCTCCTCAAGGTTGAGGAAGAGACGACGAACGTTAATTCTGTCGAAAGCAGATGGCGAAGCTAGTGCAGTCTTATCACCGAATAGTGTAACACCACTACCAGGGAAGACTACAACTGGGTTAATTCTTGATTGATAGAGTTCATCTCTATCTGCTTTGCTTGGGTTGTAAGCAAGTTTAATTGCATTACGTAGCGAACCACGATTTACACCTGCAGGTGAATACCAATCATCAAGTTGCGTGGAAGTCGAAACACATAAACCAGCAATGTCTCCATTACATGGAATGTAACGATACTTGTCATTAAAGCGATCATAGTAATACTTATAACCACTATCAAAGACAGCGTATGAAGTAGAAGTTAGACCTTCAAAGAATTCAAGTGTGTTCTCTTTCTGTTTAATATTAGTAAGAGCACCTGAGGTTCCAACTTGGTTTCCTTTATGAGGAGAAACAAATGCTACACAATCCTTACGACCAGAAGCAATTCCAATAACCTTAGCTGCCTTTGCTTTAGTATCAGTTTGTGTAGAAAGTGATCCACCCATTAGGATGAAATCAACGTCTACTGTTTCTGTATCAGCAAACTCATCAAAAGCATCTGAAATTTCAGCAGTTGAGTATGCATAATCATCAGTACCACCAGATAGAGTAGTTTCTACTTTACCAGAAATCTGTAATAGATCATTAGCACTCAAAGCACCAGAAGACTGATCCCAAGATTCTCCAACACCAGCAGTAGAAGGATTGGATACTCCAGCAATAACAGTACCGTTATAGAAGAAATCGGATTGATTATTAATTACATCACGATAGAAAACAGCAGCACCTTCTGTACTCTTGCCATCTGATAGTTTAGATGCATACAGAATTCTTTCTAAAACTGTGTTAGCAGAACCACTATAAGTACCTGTTGTATCAATAACAGCAAAATGAATTTCATCATAACTGATATTAAGACCAGATGCAAATGCAGAAGTACCAGGACGAGGACCAATAGAACCAAGTGTTAAACCTGTATTGCCAATTGTCTCGTTAGTGTACCAGTCATTAACAGCAGTCAGAACGATAGCAGTATCAACTACACTATCAACTGTGAATACTGCACCACCTGTCGTTAATGTAATAACATCTCCAACACTATGACCAGTACCAGCAGTTGTTAATGTGATAGTAGCAGCTGGACCTTCGATTGCAATGATTTCAAATGTGGAGTTAGCATTACCACCATCAATTGTAATCGAATCTCCAACTAGATAATCTCCATTACCTGCATCAGAAATTACTGCAGTTTGTACAGCGCCTGAGGTTACAGTGGTGGTAACCTCTAATCCAGTACCAGTTCCACCCGTTGTAGGCATCACACCACCGGCATTGTTATAACCAGTACCTGGTTGCAAATTATCAATCGCTGTTGGATCTCCATTTGTTACACCAACCGTAACAGTTGTGTTGATG